TCCGGCGCGGGCTCCGGCTCCGGCTCCGGCTACGGCGACGGCTACGGCTCCGGCTCCGGCTCCGGCGACGGCTACGGCGACGGCTACGGCGACGGCTACGGCTACGGCTACAGCTACGGCGACGGCTCCGGCTACGGCGACGGCTACGGCGACGGCTACGGCTACGGCTACGGCTACGGCGACGGCTACGGCGACGGCTCCGGCTACGGCGACGGCTACGGCGACGGCTGAACTATCCAACAACCAAAAGGAAAGAGACCTATGAACACGAAAGTTTACACGTTCGATGGGGGCCTGATAAGCCCCTTCAACCCGATTCCTGAGCAAATCCTGTTCTCCGACATCGCCCGCGGACTGGCGCATCGCTGCCGTTGGGGCGGGCAGATCCGAGAATACTACTCGGTTGCTGAGCACTCGATTATGGTTGCCTGCCAGTGCTCCGATGAGTACCGGCTGTGGGGCCTGCTGCACGATGCGGCGGAGGCGTACATCGGCGACATTCCCGCGCCCCTCAAAGACAAGGTCTGGTTCCACGTTCCCGACGAGCAGGGCGTCATTCAGAAGCTGCCCTACTCCGATGTGGAGGATCGGATCCTGCACATGGTCCTTGCCGAGGCGGGCTGTTCTGTCGTTGCCATGCCCGATGTAGTTCACGAGGCGGACATGATCATTCGCCGCTGGGAGTATCGGGAATTGCTCGATCCCGGCACGCGCCACAACTCGACCTTTGTCCCCATGACACCGACCGAGGCCATGGCCAAGTGGCTCGAAAGCTTCCACAGTCTCCAGCGCGAGGCCCAGGCGGCAGCGTAGCGCTTACTTCGAAACCCCAACCAACAGGAACCCATGACATGGGCGACATTGCCGAAACCATAGACGCAACGCGAGAGCGGCTCGACCAGATCTATGCCGATGCCATCTCTATTATCAATCAGAACAAGGAAGCCAACCCGAAGTACGGCGTTAAACGAATCACGGCCCCGGAAGGCTACAGCGCCGAAATCTACAGTTGCGGGTTTCCGCGAGGTGATTACTTGAACGCAACCATCGACATGAAGTTTCGTGCTCGCATACGAAACCTTAAGGGGGAATACGTTTACGACAGCGCAGACTGGAGCACCGCGTCAAGTATCAAGCAGCGCCTCAATGAGGCAGTCGCGCTTCAGTTTCAAATCGTTGACGCCCGAAAGGCGTGCCAAAAATAAGCCGCCGCAAGAGGGCCAACTCTGCGACGGCGAAACCATTACCACTAAAAGGATACTCGAATGACTGTAAAAACGCAACCACTGGACGGACGACTACGAATCACGTCCGTCCAGATCGAGAACGTGAAGAGCGTGAAAGCTTTTCACCTGGAGCCCTCACCCCTGGGCCTGACCATCGTGGGGGGCAAGAACGGACAAGGCAAGACCTCTGTCCTGGACGCTATCGCCTGGGTCCTCGGCGGCAAGAAAAAGGAGCCGAGCAAGGCCCACCGCAACGGGTCAATGAGCGACCCCGCAATCTCGCTCACGCTGAGCAATGGGATCCGCGTCGAGCGCAAGGGGAAGAACGGAACGCTGACCGTCATTGACCCCGAAGGCAAGCGCTCCGGGCAAAGCCTCTTGGATGCGTTCGTGTCCGAATTTGCGCTTGACCTGCCGAAGTTCATGGACGCGAGCGATCGGGACAAGGCACAGATCCTCCTAAAGATCCTCGGCATCGGCGATCAGTTGGTCGTGCTTGACATGAAAGAGAAACGCCTTGAGCAGGAACGGGCCGGACTCTACCCGATCATGATCCAGAAGAAGGGACACGCCGATCAGTTGCCCGAGTACGCCGACGTGCCGAGCGAGCCCCTGAGTATCTCGGAACTGATCGCCCGACAGCAGGACGTGCTTGCGCGTAACGGCGAGAACCAGCGCAAGCGGCAGTCCGCTGACCGATACCACGACATCATGGAGAAGGCTTCGGCCCGTGTCGACCTGATTCGGCGCGAACTGGCAGACGCCGAGGCCACGCTACAGGCGGCCGTTCAGGATTGGGAAACGGCTTCGCAGTCCAGTCAGGGCCTCGCCGACGAAAGCACCGCCGAACTCGAACAGCAGATTGCCGAGTTCGAGAGCATCAACGCGCAGATCGCGGCCAACGCTCAGAAGGCCGCCGCGACGGATGAAGCAGAGCAGTACGAAAAGCAGTACGTAGCGAAGAGCGGCGAGATCAACACCCTCCGCGCCGAGCGCCTTGCCTTGCTGGCCTCGGCCCCGTTGCCGCTGCCTGGGCTCAGTGTCGAAGAGGGTGAGCTCGTCTACAACACCCAGAAGTGGGACTGCATGAGCGGCTCGGAGCAGCTTCGCGTGGCGGTGGCCATCGTCCGGGCCTTGAAGCCGGATTGCAGTTTCGTGCTCATGGACAAGCTCGAACAGATGGACCTGGACACGCTGCACGACTTCGGCGCCTGGTTGGAGGCCGAGGGCTTGCAGGTCATCGCCACCCGCGTGAGCACCGGGGACGAGTGCTCGATCATCATCGAGGACGGTTTGCCCGCTGGCAAGTCTTACGCGGACGTAATCACTGGAATTGAAGCGCGGCCAAACGTCGCGATGGAATGGTAGGAGGAACACGACCATGGAAGTTATTCGAGGAATTCCACCGAAGCCCGTGAAGGGCCTGATATACGGATCCGAAGGCGTAGGTAAATCGAGCCTGGC